TTGCGAGCCCGCCCGTAGTTCCTATGCCCGGCAATTCCGGAGGGGCGACCGCACCCGCAGCAGTGACAGCGCCAGCACCCGTGCTCTCCCCGTTGAATGTCGACGTCACGACTCCACCCGGGATCCCGGCCTTCGCCGGCGTTGCCGGCAGCGACAATGCGAGCAGCAATGCCGCCAGTCCTCCGGCCGCGGCCGGCAATCTGAACCCGCCCCCAGACGACACGGCCTCGCGCGCCGAAGTTCCCTCGCCACCTGGATTCCGCATCACTACCGGCACAGCCCCATCCGTCAACTGCAAATCGCCGATATGATTCGGCTGTTCCAGCTTGGGAACGGAAATCTCCGGCTTCGCTCCAATGCCAAGCGCCCCAAAAATTTTCCCGAGCGGCCCCGTCCCTGCATTCCCCTGCGAAAGGGTTACCTTCTGACCCGTGAGAATTCCTGTGAGAGAGGCGGCAATGCGCGAACTCACGGCATCCTCAACGCCCCTGATCAGAGCATTCTTGAGAGCGCCACCGATGGCCGCGAAAACGTTTTTGCCTTTAGTCAGGACGTCGTCCAGCACGCGTTCTGTTTCGCTCTTCAGAAAATCGTATACGCCGCGGATATGGTCGCGAACATCGTTGATCTGCGCAATTTGCGCGCGAGCAGAAGACAGCGCGATCGCGGCGTTCGTATCCTCGGCCAGCCTACGCTTGTCTAGATTGAATCTTTCGTCGGATGCAGCCGTTTGCGCATGGATCTGCTCTTCAGATATCCCGTTCCGCTTCTTTTCATCGTCAATGCGCTGCAACTCCCGCTTATGGCGCAGGTCGATCGAAACCAGCTCCAACGCCTCCGCTTTCCTTAGAAAGGAGACTTCAATACCGAGGCGCGCCTCTTCCGTAGCGAGCTTCGCCGTTAGGGTGTCCTGCTGAATGAGCGCCAGCGCCTCCAGTTGCAGATCGCGGGTCTGCGCGACATTGCGGATCTCACTTTCAATGCCCAGTTGCTTCGTCTCGAGCTCGAAATCCTGACGCTTTTGCTGGAACACACGGTCACGCTCAATGCGGGCGTTATTCTGATCGTTTTCCAGTCGCGTCTTCGCGTCTGTGGCGCCGATGTCTACCTGTTGAACCTTCTGCGCTGTCTCCGCTGCAATGAGGTTCTTCTTTTCGTCGATTCTCGACTGCGGGAGCCCCTTCTCGGATTCGACTTTCTGGACATGCGAAATTTCGGCATCGCTTTGCGCTTTCAGCGCGAGCTTCTCCTGAACTGCGATCTTATCGATCGTTTCTTTTTGGATAGCGAGCTTTTGATCCTCCACCTCGCGACGGTCCAAGACCTCCCGGCTGTGTTCGTTTTCTAGAAACTGAAGAGCGAGCGCTTCGCGGCTGGCAAGATTCTTTTTCTCGTCCTCCAGCCCGGTCACATCGTTTCTCAGGCGCAGGCCTCGGATCTCCTCGCCGAGACGAATCTCGTTTTCCCGTAGCCCGGCGGCATTCTTCAATTGAATTTTCTGGCGATCCTCATCGGCGCGCAGGCGCTTGATATTGGCGATATTGTCCCGTTGGACATCTGCCGTCTCTCCCGGCTGAAGTCTTGCTTCCGATTCCCTCAGCTTTCGTTGCGTCTCATCCAATTTCGCCTTGATACTCTGCTCCGTCGGCGACGCCTTAAATGTCTCAAGTAAGCGATTCCCAGCCGCAACCGAAGAGGCCTCCTCACGATGCCCACTAAGACTCTCGCTGAGCTTTCCCGACCGCTGGGCTTCTTCGAAATCTTTGCGAGCGCGAGCGTCCGCCTCAATTCTCGTCAGATCGGCGCCGTTCAGCCCTGGGATCGTAAATGGGCTGACTGGCGTCGGACTGTTCCCGCTATTCGCTAGCCCCTGGCCTTTGGCCGCGAATTCGGTTATGGCTAGAATTGCGGCAGCAATTTTGGATTCCAGAATTGTCCAGAGTTCGCCGGCATCTTTTATTTTCTTGTTGGCTTCGTCGAGACGGAGAGCTTGCGCAGGATTGCTGCCGACACCAAGCCGGTTTACGCGTTCCTCAAATTCCTTGAAGTTCTTGACCAACGGAATCAATTCGACAGCGCCACGCCCGAAGACCTTGGCGAGGGCAGCGACTCGCTCCCTTGGGTCAAGATGCTCGATCGCTTCAGCGATCTGGCCGAAGAGCTGATACGTTGCCTTGAGGCTGCCATTCGACTCCCGCGACGACACGCCGAGATCGAGCAGCGCCTGCGCGCCCCGTTTTCCTTCCTCTCCGCCATCAACTAGAGCTTGCGAAAGTTTTCGCATCGAACCTTCGAGGGCTCCAACGTCCACACCCGCGATTCGCGCCATCGCACTCAACTTCTGCGCCTCGGCGACCGTTGTTCCAAGCCGGTCGGATAAATTGACCGCCTGCTCCGCTCGCTCGGCACTGCCGCGGACTATCTCGAAAGCTTCCTTTGCGGCGACACCAATAACCGCGAAGGCGCCGGCGGCAATCAAGCCGGCCTTGCCGAACTTATTAGCAAAGCTTTCGATAGCCGACCCTGCGCTCCGGAGCGGATTCTCCACGGCCTCCGCGACTGATTTGCCGAGGTCGCCATGCTCCTTCTGTGCCGATATGAGCTGCGAATAAGCCGAACGTACCCGCCCGATCGCCGCCTCATCCCCCGAAATGCGCCGCAGCAGCAGATCCCGCTCCGCCTCAAGTCGCTCCCCCGCCGTCCTCCCGACCGCCGAGGCCTTTCGCTCCGCCGCCGCCACAATCCGCTCGATGGAGTTCGCGTTGCGGTCGGTTACCGACAGAATCTTGAGCTGGACGCTATCGGCCTTCTTCTCCACCGAATCGAGCGCGGCATTCGCCCGGTTCGCCCCGGCCGTAGCTGGCGCGTCGTCGATCCCGAGAACAATTGTTTCGTCAGTCATCTACGCAGCTCGTGCCTGAACCGGCTTCGGCTCAGTTTTCAGCGCTTCCAACACTTTGCGCTTGTCGTTCGGAGAAACCCCGAATTGTCGCCACCGCTGGTTATTGATTGCCGCGCGCCGATTAGAAACTACGTCCGTGAATCCAATCACCGCCCGATTGACCGCCGCCGACAGCACTTTCAGGGATCGCATCGTCCGCCCGGTAAGCACCCAGTCGCGGATGGGGTTCAATCCCCTGACTTCCTTATAGTGCGCGTACCCGAGCTCATTCACTGACCCGGAATTAAGAATTCGATAGTGCAGTTTCTGCCCCTTAATCGTTTTAGTTGTGGACCTCAGGTTTCTCCGCAGAGGCGGCGCCGGATTATCACGTACATCCAGCCCGCTCGTGATTCTGTCATGCACACTCGTCCGCAACACTTCCGCAATGGCAATCATTTGCTGCGGCGAGTAACCGGTCACCACGAACCGCGATTTTCGAATTACCGTTTGGAATCTGGCCATATTGCTTTCTCAGACCGCCGGCTGAGCCCTCCGCCTGTCGCGCTCCCCGCGAATCAACTGCAACACCGACCACACCTCTGCCGAGATCTCGTCGAGCCGAATAGAAAGCCCCGGCAACTGAAGCATGGAATCGAGCTCGCAGGCGCGCGAAAGAAGTTGCCCCGCCGGGCTGCTCATCGCCTCTTCAAGGCGCGTGACCGAACAGTCCTCGCATCGGTCGCGCATATAGCGGGACACCCCGCACGCCGGACACCTGCCCGGAGTCCCGATGTCTTGTGGCCGCCACTGATTCCCACATTCTCTGCACGAGATGAGTCTGGCGGAGCCGCACTGCCGCGGTCCGCCCTTACAAAGCTCGTCTCGCCGCAGCAGCGCCCACGTCAGATAACGAATGCCTGGCTTTTCGGGCCAGCCAGGCCCTAGTCTTCCGGGTCGTCGTCGCTCGTGTCGACCTGGACCTGCATCAGAAGCTCCGTCACGGCCGCGTCCTTGTGGATGATTGGAATCTCGCCGGCATAGCCCTCATGCGCGATTTTCACCTTGTCCCAAAGCCCCGCCGATGGCTCGAGCGCAAATCTCGTTTCGGTGTGCCGCCGGTGTCCCACGCTCGACACTGCGGAATCGCCGAACTCCATCGCCTCACGCTGAGTCGGAACCCGCAGAATGTGGACAACCGTGCAACCCGCCACCTTGAGCGAAATGCGGAAAGCCTTGCCTTCGCGCTCGACGCCAATTATCTCGGCCCGGCTGATGCGCGCGATCGCCGCGCTGGCCTCAAACTCATCGAACTCCGGCCCTTCCTTGTCGAGTCGAATCTTCTCGAACAGTTCCGCATCGGCCGAGCGCGCCTTTGGAACTTCCGTTTTGGTCGCATCGCGACCCAGCAGCCGCCTCACGGTCACATGCTGCCGCGCGCGCCGTGCCCACTCCTCATCGGTGGGAAAGCGCAGCGTGCAAGGCTTCCCCTTGTCAAATTCCGGATGTGGAATTCGAACCTCAAATTTGATCTGAGAATCGAATCCCACCCGCTTCGCAGTTGTCCCTTCCATCGAACCCCCTTTTACGCCGAGACGAGAATATCGTCCTGCAAGCACGTCGCCTCGATGCTCAACACACCATCGGTCGGATGCTCCAGGATTTCGTAATCGATCTTGTAAGCCGCGATTCCATCCGAATCCCCGATCGGCGACGCCTTCACGCGCAACCGCGGGAAACTCAGTTTCAGCGAGTTATCGGTGGCGCCGGCGCACGTGATCGTTCCCGTGCCTTCGGTCAGCGCCAGCAATGCATCCTCTTCGCTAGACCCGCTATCGCACTCGACCGTCGCACTCAGCCGGATCTCCGGCGACCCGCGCCGCATGCGGCCGCGGAGCTGGAACCCGTTCTGACTTCCCGACCCCGGGAAGAACGCCGACCGTTCTCGGATATTATTCTTCCAACTGAACTGCACATCCGCGAATCGCTTATTGGCCAGGTAATCGAAACCGACCAGCGTGAGTTCCGTGATGCCGCCCGCGTTGAGCGAATGCTCGTCGTAGATGTCAGGCATCACGATTGCGCTGGGCTTTGCATATTTCCCGGTGCCGATCCAGTTCGAAGTGAACTGCGCATTATCGCGGCCAGGGCCGAGAGAGAACTGGAACCCGAAATCTTCGCACGCCATTCCGATCAGAGCCTTGTCGGAGATCGCGGCGCCGCCAGTCCGGACCTGGACCAACGCGGTGGTAACCGGCAGATCCAAACCCGCCGTCGCGAACACGGGAGCATCGCACGTGTACTTAAACCCACCGCCCGAAACGGCCTTCGAATTCGCCCCAATGCCGAACGACGCCAGAATCGCCGCAGCCTCGCTGGTCAACCGGCCATTCCACGGCCCGCGCCCATCGAGATTGCTCTTGAACAACGTGGTCGAATAGACGCCCTTCCCGAGATCGTCCTTGTCGCTTTCGTTGATCGGCACCGACTGCATCAAATCGCGGTTCGTCTGCCGCAAGCTCAGCATGTCGCCGGCGACGAGCGCGGTCGTCAGATCGGACTGCTTCTTGAAGCCGATCGCAAATCTCAATTCCTGCAATAAGGCAACGGACACGTTATTTCTCCTCTGCTAGTTGTCTACACCGCGCTCGGTGAGCACGATCGGTACTTCGTAATACCCAATCACGGCCTGGTCCGCGATGGCCAAGAGCCGCTGGAAAAATCCTCGGAAATCCGGCGGATGACACGACCGGTCAATCTGCGTGAGCTTCATCTTCTGGCCGCCCGTCGTGACGACTCCCTCACGCATCGCCTGGAACACGACGCCAGCCCGTCCCCGCGCCATCACATAGGCGCAATATTGATGAGCGATGTGCCGGCTGCGATCGCCGATGATAGTCCCGTCATGTCGGATCAGAATCGACGGCGCCCGCATCTGCTGCACCGCCGCCATCCAGTTGGTCGACTCCGGATAATCCGTCACGAACGCGGAAATGTTGGCAGGCTCTCCCCCGACCAGCGTCACGAGCGCAGGAATATCCTGCAGCGCCGCGACGAGTATCTCGAGCAGCTCATCCGGATCGATCATCGTCGTCTCAAAAAGAGCTTCAGCCCGCCCGCCGCATCTTTCTTAACGTCGACGACGTCATAACTCTCGCCGCCGATCGCCACAGCGTCCCCATTCGCCGGCGCCGCCGCAAAGTCCGACGCCTCGAACCAAAGCACGACCAGATTCCCCGGCGACTCCAGCTCGAGCATCGACGGATCCTTTCGAATCCCCGTCATCGCCACTGGCGAGCTATTCTGCGGCGTGTAAGTGACTTCGCTGCCGAATGCATCCCGAATGGGACCATTCAGAGCCGCGTCCCAGTCGACGGTCAATGTTCCTGCCACTTGACCGCGATCGTGATCCTCTGCGAGCTCGTCGACGCCACGGAAAACGTCAGATTCTCGCCCGGCGCAACCTCGATATCCCCGAGCTCCACAAACGCCACGCCCCCTGATGGAAAAGGTTGATTGACGTAGGATGTCCCGCTCGAAGAATCCGAGGCACTATAAAACTTCGCCTGCGCCGTCGGATTCGAAGTCCGATTCTTGACGACAGTCCCCTCGGTCGCGGTCGCCGCCGTCCCATTCCGAATCAGCGTCAGCGTGCAAGCCGCCGTCTCGCAAGTAATATTCAGCGACTTCGGAAACACAGTCCGAGTAGCCGAGCTGGCAAGCTGCAGCGTCCCCTTCGCGGCCGTCCCAGTAACGCTATAGCCGGACGTGTACGTGTAAGTGAGGTCCGCCCCCGCCGCATATTCGGCCATCGCGACAAACGCGACAAAGCCAGCGATGAACGCCGCCGCAATCACCGCCGCATTTTTGATCCGTTGCATAATCCTCCACGCTCCCCACTGCCCACTCCCCACTACCCCGTCGCGCGCCGGAGTGCTCCCCAGGGAGCCAAGGAACACCCGAGCGCGACGTTGTGGGCCCCGAGTTAGCTCATCGTGAATTTGACGAGCACTTCGGGCCGGTGGCAAATGGGCAGAGGATTCGACTGGGTATGGATATCCCAGCCGCGGCCCATCTTGCGCGGCTCTTGTTTCGCATAAACCGGCAGGCCGATCGTGTTGACCGCCTCGTTGAAATCCGCCGGAGCGAAATAATTCAGGAACGTGGTCTGCGTCCCCATCGGGAACGCGTGCCCTTCGTCGGCCGCGATGAACTTTCGGACGTTGCCGTCGATGTCGGTCGCCTGGCCGCGATACTCTTCGAACGTGATTTCGCCGAAGCGGAAACCCTTCCGGTAGTCGCCGGAAAGATTCTGCTGCTGCTGGTAGAACTTGAACGCGTCCTTAACACTCACGTGAGTGGTCAGCGCGTCATAGAACTCCGGCGAGACCAGCGCCCGCACATCTGTCATCACTTCGCCGAAAAGATGATCTTCGATGTGTCTCTTGACGCTGAGACACACGCTGATCACCTCGAGGTCCGCATCGGTGAACTCGAAATTGATCACCTTCTGCGTGATATTAAAGACGGTGTACAGGTTGTACAGCGTCGAGGCGTCCGCATCCAGGATGATTCCCTTCAGCGCGCCCATGCGGAGATGCTCGAGCGTGATGGCGTGCTTGTTCCGCATATTCGCCAGCTTCTCGGCCATCTTCGCCGCCTGCGATTCCAGCATGTTCTCGCTGTTGAACGCGCGAACGCCCTGGACCTCTTCCGGCAGGACGACATCGTCATGCGGGATGTGCGGAATCATCAGCGAGCGCACTTTGCGCTTGCCGACAGTCCCCACGGTTGCCGGCGAGCCCACCGGTTTGGTCGGCAGAAGATTCAGGACGCCCTGCATCTCCTCGACCATGATCTGCCGGGTCGGAACGCCGCGCTCGGGAAAGAGGCCGAGCTCGTTTAGCCGGCCGTACATATTCGGGATCCGGTTGATCCCCAGCGTCAACGAAATCGTGTTGAACGCGTCACTCGTGAAGAAATTCGGAACAGACATTACGCACCCTCCCGGACGATGATTCCCAGCGTCTTAAGCTGAGCGATCGCCGCATTTTTCTGATTGGTTGTGGCGCCGACCGGCCACGTGATTCCATTCGCGCTCACTAGCGCGCCGCGCGCGATGATAACCCCCGCCGCATCGCTGCCGTCCACTGCGGTGGTGTTGAGCAGCAGAATGCCCGCCGCGGCATCCTGCCCCGCAGTGCCGGCGAAATCGATTTGCACGTACTTAAGCGAGCCCGCCGCCACGGTGATGGCAAAGCTGTCACCCGAAGCGAAGTCCGTGGAGCCGTCTGCCAGCGTGAAGCTGATTCCTCCGCCGGTGAACGCGACCGCGACGGTTCCCTCGCCGACCACGATGCCGTCGGGGTCCTCGACCACAAACTTGCCGGCGTTGCTGCCCGGCTCGATGACGACGAGCGTGTAGACTCCCGCCTTGGCATCGGCGCCCACGGTGATGGCGCCCATGACGCCATTACCCGTGTTTGTTGCCGCCGCGGAGCTGCCGGCGCCAGTCACGACCTTAGCCAGGACCATGCCAGACGTCAGCACGCGATCCGAACCGCTGCCCGCCAGGACGGTTACCATGTCCCGGCTGTAATGATTGTCCTGCTCGTATTTGAGCCAGTCGCCCAAATACTTGCCTTCGCTGAGAACCGCAGTGAGTAAACTCACGTTAGTTGCCTCCCTTCATCCGGGCGGCGATCTTGTCGCAAGCCGCCATCAGGATGTTCGAATCGCCCTTGCCAGTGTTCTGAGGCAGTACCTGGTTTTGAATCGCGGTGTCCTGGTCAGCTTTGGCCATCAATTCGGCCAGCGCCGTCCCAACCTCGGCCACAGTCTTGCCGCTCGCGAAGAATCCCAGCGCCAGTTCCGGCTTACCTGCGATCTTGCAAAGCTGCTGGATCTCGGCCGCGTTCGCCTGTGCCTGCGCCAGAGCCGCCTTATTCAGCGCCTCGACGTCGACAGCGGCAGTGGCCGGAGTCGTCGTTCCTGTTCCTTCCATGTGTGTCTCCTTTGCATTTGCTTGTGTTGGTGGAGCAGGCAGTCTTGCTGCCTGCTGTTGCGTTCCCGCGGCCTGCTCCACCAGCGAAGCCGCCAAATCCTTGCATGCCGTTTCCGAATCCCCGGGCCGGTCCGCCAGCCCCGTCCCCATCGCCGCCCTCGCTCCATACAGGACCGCCGCCCCCAGGCTCACGATGGTCGCCTCCGCCATACTGCGCCCACGCGCCACGGACCCGACGAACTCCCCATAGAGCCTGTCCACTTCGGTCTGAAACTTCTTCTTGGCGTCGGCCGAGAGCGGCTCGTACGGATTCCCGTCCGTCTTCCCCTTGCCCGCGGTAATGAACGTCGGCTTGATTCCCGCCTTCTCCAGCGCCGCCGAATAGTCCACGTGGAGCGAATACACCCCGATCGATCCCACGCCGCCCGTGATATCCAGCACATACATCCGCGCCGCCGTGGACGCCAGCAGATAGCCAGCCGAGAACGCGATCGGCTCAACCGCCGCCCAAATCGGTTTCTGTTTGCCCGCCTCGGCCAGCACCCGCGCAGTCTCGAAAGCGTTCTCCGTGTCACCGCCGGGAGAATTGACGCGCAGCAGAATCCCCTTGACCTCGGGATCATCCACCGCCATCCGGACCTCATCCTGGATGTCGCCATACTCCGTCTCGTCCCAGTAGTAGGCGTCGTTCGAGAGCACGCCGCAAATGTCGATCAGTGCAATCCCGTTCGACATCTCATACGGCCGCCGCTGCTGCGAATTGCTGCTGCCGGCATAATCCATCTGCAGCATCAGCGCCCGCCCCGCGAAACGCTTCTCGATCTCCGCCCGGTAATCGACCGTCGCCGGCCGCGCCGCAAGTGTTTTCATTGATTAGCCTCCGGATCCGTCAACGCCTTGATGGTTGCGGCCACCGGTGACGACTGCCGCCTGACCAGCCCCAGCCTCTGCTCCCGCTCCTGATCGATCAGGATCTGCGCGTCAACGTCTTCCTCGTCGTCGCCCATTTCGTTGATCGTCGCGCTGCGCGGCTTCAGCAGATTGTCGATCAGCAGAATCTCGCCCTCGGCATCCTTTTTCGGATCCACCCAGTCCCACTTCGGCGGCCGCCACTGCACATTCAGGTAGTCAGCCTGATTCCGCGCGTAATCGACCGCCGAAATGAGCCCCACCATCACGCACGCCTCAATGAACGCCTTCCACGTCGGCCTGCAAACCTGAAAGACATGGACCTGGTGCTGAAACTGTTCGCAGCGGCGCCGGAATTCGAGCATCGCGATCCGCGCCGAAGAATAATTCACGCCCGACATGTCGCCGGTCAACTGCTCATATGTCAGCCCCAGCGCCGCCGCGATCGCGCGGAGCTGCACCTTGAAGAAGATTTCGTACTGCCCCGTCAGGTCCGCAGCCTGCGAAGGCTTGGGCTCGAGGCCAGGCGGAGCCACCACCGTGCTTCCCGGCTCGATCGCGCCGATCGGCGTCCCATCCGCCGCCGGATCCTCGTCCGTCGTATTCGCGATATTGTCGCCGTCCTGCGCCGTCTCCCAAAAGATGTAGGTGATCAGCGCGGCCGTCTTTTTCCGGACCACTTCCGCGTCATCGTACTGATCGAGCTCCCAAAGCTTGATCAGAATCGGTGTCATCCGCGGCTGCCCGCGATGCTGCCCTGGCCGGAGCGGCTTGAAATGATGGATCACCGAATCCGCCGGCACACGCACCGGATTCCCGAGATTCCCCGAGAACATAATCCGCTCATTCGGCCGCTCCCGATACAGGTGGTAAGCGACCCGGGATCCGATCAGATCGAACTCAATGCCGGCGCGAATAATATTTCCGTTCGGCAAGTCCTCGTTCTTGTAAGTCGGCAGATGTTCCGACTCGAGCAATTGATATTGCAGCGGCAAAAACAGCCCGTCGGATGGCCGCCGCAGCCGCTTGCGCGCCAGGACCTCGCCCGCCTCGAATTCCCCGCGGCACATCATCCGCTCGAGCCCGTAGAAATCCGTCAGTCCGTTGGCGTCCGCCTGATCGGTCCAACGGTTCCACCACTCCATGAGCTGCTTGCGCCGCGTCGGATTCGGATGTTTGCTCTGCGGCTTGATTCCGCCGCCGATGCAATTCGATTCCCACGAATCGAGCGCATTCGAAGCCCACGCGTTTTTCCGCGCCAGGTCCCGCGACCAAGCCCGCAGCCCGTCGCCACCGGACTCGACCAGCGCATTGATCCCGCTGTCAGATGGATGGTAGCCGCGCGTCCGCCATCCATTTGAGGTCGGCTCATACCCAATCGCCGACGCGAGCGCCTTAATAGGCCGGTCCAGCGCGGCGCGCGCGAGTTCCCGGAAATATCCCGCCATCAGGAATCGAATCCCTTTCGCGAAAACACCCGAGTAACCCGCGACCGCCGCGTCCCCGTCGTCTCCGTCACCAGCCCAGCCGAAACATCGCTAATTGCCTTCCGAAGCTCGTCGATGGAGCGGTAAGTAATCTCCCGCCCCTCAAAAAACACCTTGAGCGCACCACTAGCCAGCGCGCTTTTCAAAGCGTCCAGTTGCCCCTGCGTATACGCCATTTGTGTCAGCCCCGATTCGGCGGAGAAATAATAAACCCCCGCCGCCGTATCGCCGTCGACGCGACCGGAGCCTCTTGCACAGGCTTCGGACTTTGGTCTTCTTGCGGCTCTCCCGCCTCCACCGCCACCGCCGCCTCGAGGTGCCGCCACTGTGCCGGAGTAAACCGGTCGATCCCAAAGATCGCCGCCGCCCCGCGGTTATAAACCTTCAAATCGAGCGGCTCATTCCGCGAATTTCCACGCCGCTCCCATGAGATATCGTTCTCGCGCTGGATCCGCTTCTCCGAGCACAGCCCGAAGAAATATTCCTTCTCATACGCCATCGGGAAGTGGTAGCAGTACGGTTCGGCCGCTCCGTCCGCCCGCGGTTTCACATCCCGGAGCAAGTCATAGAGCTCTTGCTTCACACAGTGCGTTCCGATGCCGACGATCCGGACACCTTGCCGCTTCCGCGCCGCATCCTCTTTCGAAACCTTCGAGATAACCATCAGCGCATCGTCGTTTCCCTTGACCGGCACAACCGTCCGCGGCGCCGCCACACGCAGACCAGCCGGCGAGTATGCCAGCCGCGCGTGCTTTTGCGCAAATGCATAAACCGGCTTCGGCCGGCTGCCCGTGTCGATCGTCATGACCATCACCGGCATCGTCACGCCCGACGCATGCGCGAAATTCCGCTGCAGGACCTCGCGGTTCAGCGCCTCCCACACCTCCGGCGCCGTCACCGGCAGCGGCTGTGTCTTCTTTTCATCAGCGAAGGCCTGGATCACCC